AAGGTGTAAGAGCTTACAGGGCTGCAAACCCTGGAAGTAAATTAAAAACAGCCGTGACTGGAAAAGTGAAGCCAGGATCAAAAGCTGCTAATCGTAGGAAATCATACTGCGCTAGATCACTAGGACAATTAAAACGGTCATCAGCAAAAACTCGTAACGATCCTAATTCTCGTATCCGTCAGGCACGAAGAAGATGGAAATGTTAGATCGATTTATCTATAGATTTTTTGGTTCCCTAGATATTTTTTTCAATTACATTAGCCATCTTTTTAAAAGGAGAAAAAATGAGAAGAGCAATACTAGACGCACTAAGAGCTAGATACGAAGCTGATATTGCAGAAGCAGATGCAACTGCAAATATTTTTTTAGATAACTCAGTAGGTATCGGAGAACATCCACAACACATAGAAGAAGTTAATAAACAAATAGAAAAAATAGCTGCGGCAAAAGAGAAGATAGATGTTTTAGATGAGTTTGAACCAGAAAGAGGAGAAGCACTATAATGGATTTTGTAGAGAAAATAAGAAGAGTAATTAAAATGAGACATGATGATGTCGTAGTTGCAATGACTAACGGTAATGTTGACAGCATGGAAAAATACCAGTATATGTTAGGACAAATACGAACTTATCAGTATTTATTACAGGAAATATCCACCCTGCTAAAAACAAAGGAGCAAAATGACGAACAAGGAACAATTATCAGCATCAAACCAAAAGATAGTTCTACCAAATAAAGAACTAGTTGGTGTTGAAAAAGAAAATAAAAAAGAAATAGACGAATCATCAAAACTTCCAGAACCGACAGGTTGGAGAATTTTAGTTTTACCTTTTAAACAAAAAGAAAAAACTAAAGGTGGTATTATATTAGCGGATGAAACAGTAGATCGTTCACAAGTAGCATCAACTTGTGGATTAGTTTTAAGAATGGGTCCACACTGCTATGATAAAGAAAGATATCCAGAAGGACCTTGGTGTAAAAAAGGTGATTGGATTATCTTTGCAAGATATGCTGGATCACGAATTAAAATAGATGGGGGTGAGATAAGACTTTTGAATGATGATGAAGTTTTAGCAACCGTGGAAAACCCTGAAGATATATTCCACGAATTTTAACAATCATAGGAGATACTATGCAAGAAGAAAATAAAACAGTTGATATCGATACTTCCGGTCCCGAAGTAGATATTCAATTGCCAGAAGAAAAAACAGAACAGGTTGCAGAGCAGCCGACAGAGGACAAAACATATGAAAACGAACGTGAAACAAAACTTGAAGACGGTGGTAGCGCCGGTGACTCATCTGAGAAACCTGTGGAGCAGTCTGATGTTCAAGCAAGTGATCAACAAGAAGACAACAGTAAGCAAATTGAAGAGTATTCTGAAGGCGTTAAAAAGCGAATAGCTAAATTAACGAAAAGAATGCGTGAAGCGGAAAGACAAAAAGAAGAAGCTTTACGTTTTGCTGACAGTGTTAAAAAGGAAAGAGACCAATTTAAAACTACAGCAGATTCTTTAGACAAAAATTATGTTGCAGAAATGGAAGGAAGAATTACTTCTTCTATTGCAGCGGCCCAAGAAAAATTAAGAGCTGCTAGACAGAATGAAGATTCTAAAGCTGAGACAGAAGCTTTAGCCTCTATTTCTCAACTTGGTTATGAGCAGGGTAAATTAGCTGAGTTAAAAACTCAACATCAAATGCAGGAAACTGCAGCTAAAGAAGTACCTGTTGAACAACCATTATATCAACAACCCAGACAACAAGTCCAAACTCCTCCTGATCCAAGAGCAGAAGATTGGGCTAGTAATAATGACTGGTTCGGTAAAGACAGTGCAATGACGTATACAGCGTTTGATTTACACAGAAAAATTACCGAAGAAGAAGGAATTGACCCTAGGTCTGACGAATATTATACGGAAATAGACAAGAGAATTAGACTTGAATTTCCCCATAAATTTGATACACCTAAGGACAAGCCGATTAGTAAACCTACACAAACCGTTGCCTCTGCAACGCGTAGTTCAAAGACTAGTCGTAAATCAGTGAGACTCACATCATCTCAAGTAGCAATTGCTAAAAAATTAGGTGTGCCACTAGAAGAATATGCGAAACAACTTATGAACACGAAGGAGGTATAGGCATATGGAAAAAAAACAACCAACTCGTGCGAGCCAAACAAATAAAAGTGATTCTACAAAAGTAGAAACACAAGCAAAAACGGTAGCTCCAAAAGAGAGACCTAAAGTTTGGACTCCACCATCGTACTTAGATACGCCCAACGCGCCAAATGGATATAGACACAGATGGGTCAGGATAGAAATCCAAGGATTCACTGATACAAAAAACATACAAGGACGCTTAAGATCCGGGTATGAATTAGTTAGATCAGATGAATATCCTGAAGAGGACTTTCCAACTATCGCAGATGGCAAATACGCAGGGGTTATCGGGCACGGAGGCCTTGTGCTGACAAGGGTACCAGAGGAGATCGCGCAGCAAAGAACTGAATACTATGCTAAACAAGCACAGGATCAGCAGGCTGCAATAGACGCCGATCTTGCGAAGGAACAGCATAAGAGTATGCCTATCAATGTTGATAGAGATACTCGTGTAACCTTCGGTGGTTCAAAGAAAAGTTAATTTTTTAACAATTCCGAAACCAGCGAATTAACCGTACTGGAGGCCCTTCGGGGCAGGTACATTTAAGGAGAAACGTATGGCTAACGCGTCAACAACTGGGTTCGGTTTTAGACCCATTAAAAAAGTTGGTCAGTCTGACAATGTCGGTGCTCTTACAGAGTACAGCGTTGCAGCTTCTTCTGCTTTAATTTCGCACGCAGCAATGGTGCAATTAACTGCAGATGGAGTTGTTCTCGCTTCAGGTAACACAGATGCAAACAATCTGGGTTCACTGAACGGCGTTTTCTACACTGACGCTACAACTAGTAAACCAACGTTCAGCAACTATTCACCAGCAAGTAATACTGCTACTGATATTGTTGCTTTCGTAAATGACGACCCAAGACAGGTTTATGAAATCATGTCTGCGGACACTGCATTCAACCAAAATGAAGTTGGTGGATGTGCTGACCAAGTCGTGGCAGTAGGAACTACTCCGTTGTTTATTTCGAAATCAAAAATTTCGGCTACAACAAGTGCTTCTATCGCTCAACTTAAAATCCTAGGTGTTTCTAGAGATCCTGATCATTCAGATACTACTGCTGAGGGCTTTGCTCTTAGAATTATTATCAATGAGCACATTCTTGGAAACAACGTGGCGGGTATATAAGGAGTAATTAAATTATGGCTATATCACGTAATCAACTAGTTAAAGAACTAGAGCCAGGTTTGAATGCCTTATTCGGCCTGGAGTATAAACAGTATGAACAAGAACATGCTGAAATATACACAACTGAGTCATCTGACAGAGCTTTTGAAGAAGAAGTTATGTTATCAGGTTTCGCTCAAGCACAAGTTAAACCAGAAGGTTCTGGGATAACTTACGACAGTGCTCAAGAAACTTTCACAGCTAGATACACTCACGAGACAATTGCTCTTGGGTTTGCTATCACTGAGGAAGCTATTGAGGACAATTTGTATGACAGACTTGCGTCTAGATATACAAAAGCTTTAGCAAGATCTATGGCTCAAACTAAACAAGTTAAAGCAGCTTCACCATTGAACAATGGTTTACCTGGATTGAGTTTCACTTCAGGCGATGGTGTAACTCTTTTCAACACAGCTCACCCAACTATTTCTGGAACTTTCAGTAATACATTGGCAACAGCTGCGGACTTAAACGAAACTTCATTAGAACAAGCAATGATTGATATCGCTGCTCTTACTGATGAAAGAGGTTTAAAGATCGCTGCGAAAGCTGTGAAGATGATCATTCCATCTGCACTACAATTCACTGCTGAAAGACTTATGAAGTCTTCACAAAGAGTTGGAACTGCTGATAATGATATTAACGCACTTGTATCTATGGGAATGGTTCCTGGTGGATACACAGTTAACCACTACTTAACTGACACAGATGCGTTCTATATCACTACAGACGTGCCTAACGGAATGAAGCATATGGAAAGAGCTCCATTGACTACTAAAATGGAAGGCGATTTCGATACTGGAAACGTAAGATACAAAGCTAGAGAAAGATACGTATTTGGCGTATCAGACCCTAGAGGTATTTTTGCATCACCAGGTGCTTAATCAATAATTTTGTGGCGGGACATAGTTCCGCCACAATCACTATATAGAAAGACAAAACCATGAAAAAATTCCTTGTAAACATATACGCATACGATCATCACGCTAGATTTGAAGTAGATTCTAATGATGATCCTGTTTCACTAGAACAATCAATAGTTGACAAACTGGGAGAAAAGAGTATAAGTTGGGAATCATCGGGAATGTTTTCGGACAGACCTTATCGAATAACTTATGAGGAAGTTAGTAATGATACAAGACCTATACAAAGCAAAAAGGTCCTTGGAGTTGAAGTGGGAACAGGAGCATCTATCTAACGGTAGATATACTCTTGAAATGGTCAGAATTGATGACAAAGTTAAGCAGATCATCACTGATATTAAGCTGGAAGAAGCAGCTATTGCTCACAAACAAAACACTGTAGAAGGTGTTACTCCACAAGTTTCTGTAGCTACTTAGTCAAAAGCTACATCGCTGAAATGCATAAATACCGTAGGCTCTCTTGCACTCTACTCAAATCTAGTATATAAAAAACTTACTATACAATTATTAAAAGATCATAGACGCGTATAGTCGACGGCCTAGAGACTATGATCTGTAAACTAGGAGGATATAATTATGGCAAAAACTACATTTTCAGGTCCAGTACTTCAAGGTAAAGAAGGTGTTAACATTGAAACTAAAGCTTCAAGTTACACTGTGACTAACGCTGATTCAGGAAAAACTTTTGTTTCTGAAACAGATGGTGTGGTATTCACTTTACCTGCAATTGCAGTTGGATACTCATTCAAGTTCGCAAACAATGCGCCTGATGGACAAAACACAATGACGATCAGTCCAAACGCTTCTGATGGAATCACATACGCTGGTTCTTCAACAGATGACAAAGACTTAATCAATACAAAAGCTACTTCAAGACAAGGTGACTATGTTGTAATTGCATCATTAGATGGAACTACTGCATGGCAAGTTACTGAAGTTAGAGGAACTTTTGCTAAAGAATCATAATAAATAATTAGTGTGGGGCTTCGGCCCCACATCAATTTAACGGAGAATAATTATGGCAGGCGGCGGATCTTTTATAAGTGATCAAAAGTTTACAACATTAACAGCAGATGGTAGATTTAAAACTATCACTGGTGGAAGTGTAAATTTAGGACCATGTAGAGTTACTTATATTCAAGCTCATGGTGGAACTAATTGTTTAGTAAAACTACATGATGGAACAGACGGAACAGGTTCTTTAGAGTTTCAAGCTAAATTTAGTGATGAAGGATTAGATATAATGATACCTGGTTCTGGTATAAGATTTAAAAATGGAGTCTATTTAGACTTAACTACTACAGACTCTGTAACAATAGGATACACAGGATAATGAAATCAGACGTAAAAGCAGTTAGAAAAACAGACGCTACATCAGTCTTTGCAGGAAGAACAAGATTAAGAGGAATTATTTTAGCATCAACAGGTTCTGCAGGTTCAGTTACATTACAAGATGGAAACTCAGTAACACAGTTTCAAGTAGATGTACCAGCAGGTGATGTATTTTCTTATAATCTAGCAGAAGACGGAATCTTATTTGAAGGCGGAATGACAGTTTCTGCTATATCAAATGCAACTGCAACTGTTATTATAGATAAATAGGAGAGTAAATGGCCAACACTACTTCGGGTACAACTACCTTTGAAAAAGGTTTTTCTATTTCAGATATTGTTGAAGAGTCCTATGAAAGATTGGGTATACAAGGTGTTTCTGGCTATCAATTAAAATCTGCAAGAAGATCCCTTAATATTTTATTTCAAGAATGGGCCAATAGAGGGTTACATTATTGGGAAGTTGCAAACAATAATATTACATTAGTTGCAGATCAAGCAACATATACAATGTTTAGATCAACAAGTGATGGCACTTCAAGTGCTACAGCTGTTTATGGTGTTGATGATATATTAGAAGCATCATACAGAAACTCAAATGTAGATACACCTCTTACAAAGGTAAGTAGATCACAGTATCAAGCGTTTTCAAATAAAACATCTACTGGAACACCATCACAATATTTTGTTCAAAGATTTATAGATAAAATTACAGTTACTTTATATTTAACACCTGGGTCTAATGAGGCAGGTAAATTTTTAAATTATTACTATGTAAAAAGAATTCAAGATGCCGGAGACTATACTAATGATGCAGATGTACCATATAGATTTGTACCATGTATGACTGCCGGTTTAGCTTACTATCTTGCAATTAAAAATGCACCTGACAGAGTTCAAATGTTAAAGATGTTGTATGAAGATGAATTACAAAGAGCACTACAAGAGGACGGCTCATCATCAAGTACTTTTATTAGTCCTAAAGTTTATTATCCGGAGTCTTAATGTCGAGTCTTTCTTCAGGTAAATATGCACAATTTATATCAGATAGATCAGGATTAGCTTTTCCATATTCTGAAATGGTAATAGAATGGAATGGAGCAAGAGTTCATGTATCAGAGTTTGAACCAAAACATCCTCAGCTAGAACCAAAACCACATTCAGCGGATCCACAAGGTTTATTAAATGCAAGACCTGCAAGAGTTGAGCCTGCTGTTGCAAGAGTATTAACTTTAAACCCATTGTCTGCTGTAAGTGGATCTACAACTATTACAGTGTTTGAAGATAATCATGGAAGAACTACAGGTGATACTGTTAGATTTAGAGACGGTGAACCTGGTGCGGGTATAACTTCTACAGATATTAATAACGCTTCGGGATTTACAATTACAGTTACAAATGCTAATAACTATACATTTACAGCTTCAGGCACAGCAACTGCAACTGCAAAAATAGGAGGAGGAAGTATATCGGCTGGTCCGGTTACACTATCACCATAATGGCATATACACTTACAAACTTACAGGACGATATTAGAAACTATACAGAAGTAGATAGCGCTGTATTGTCGACAGGTGTTCTAAACACAATAATTAAAAATGCTGAGAACAGAATCTATAGAGAAGTAGACTCTGATGATAATAGATTTTATGCTACATCAAACCTACAGTCTGGAAACAGATATGTCACCATTCCATCGGACTTAAGAGCGATTAGATATGTTCAATTAAAAGATGGATCTAATAATCAGGTGTTTTTAGAAAAAAGAGACACTAGTTTTATGACAGAATATTACAACACACCTAGCACAGCCAGTGGCCTACCTAAGTATTATGCTAACTGGGACGCTAATTTTTGGGTGGTAGCACCTACACCAAACGCTACTTTTGAAATTACTTTGGCTTATATTAAACAGCCAACAAGTCTTACAGACTCATCAGTAAGCGCTTCAGGAACTTACACATCTAACAAATATCAGGATTTACTTTTGTATGCTTGTCTGGTAGAAGCATATGGATACTTGAAAGGTCCAGCGGATCTGTTACAATACTATGAACAGTCATATAAAAGGGCTGCAAAATCGTACTCTATTGAACAAGAAGGTAGAAGACGTAGAGATGAATGGCAAGATGGCGCTATTCGTTCTCAGATTAAGTCGCCATCACCATAATAATTAAGGAGAAAAAATATGGCTAATATAGTACCTGACTCTTTTAAAACAGACCTACTTGGTGGTGTGTTTGATTTTGATTCATCTGGTGGATCAACTTTCAAATTAGCACTATACACTAATATATCTGGTTTCAGTACTTCAACAACAGCTTATACAACTAGTAATGAAGTTTCTTCATCTGGTACAAGTTATACTGCTGGTGGAAATACTTTAACAAATAATGGTGTAGCAGTAGCAAGTAATATTGCATACGTTGACTTTGCAGATTTAACTTTTTCATCTGTAACTTTAACAGCAGTAGGTGCTCTGATTTATAAAGGGACTTCTAATGAAGCAGTATTAGTTCTAGATTTCGGCGGATCAAAAACTGCAACTAACGGTGATTTTGTTGTTCAGTTTCCAACTGCTAATTCATCTAGTGCAATCATTAGACTTGGCGACGCGTAATATTTATAAGGAATACAAATGGCGTTAGTAGTAAACGACAGAGTAAAAGAAACAAGTACGACTACTGGTACCGGCACATTCACTTTGGCTGGAGCGGTAACTGGTTTTGAAACTTTTTCTTCTGCTATTGGAAATAGTAATACGACTTACTATGCAATATCTTTACAAGGTGGAGCAGAGTTTGAAGTTGGTCTTGGGACCGTTGCGGCTGGAACATTAGCTAGAACAACTATTATTTCTTCATCTAACTCAGATAGCGCTGTTAACTTTTCAGCAGGCACAAAAGATGTATTTTGTACTTTACCTGCTAGTAAAGCGGTATTTAAAGATGCATCAGATACAATTGTGGGTGTACCAAGTAATGGGTTCGTGATTGCAATGTCGATCGCCTTGTAGTATAAGGAATAAATTATGGCACAAAACTTTAGAAATTATCTAACAAGAGAAACAGGAACTTCAGCAGTTGATGCTTTAGGTGGTGCTGCAAATAGTTTTGACACTTTAATTAGTGTTAGAATGGCAAACATCACTACTTCAACAATTAATGTTGAAGCTTACATAAGAAGATCATCAGCTAATTATTATTTAATCAAAAATGCGCCGATTGTAAGTGGCGGATCATTGGAACTTATTGATGGAGGCTCGAAGATAGTACTTGCTTCAGGAGATCAGTTGTATGTTAAATCAGATACAGCTTCTTCTTTAGATACTGTCGTTGGCGCTGTAGATGATATAAGTACGTAGGAGGAATCATGGCTTATTTAGGAAACGCTCCAAAACAAAATTTAAATACCATGAACTCTCAACAGTTCAATGGTAATGGTTCAACAACAAATTTTACATTAAGTCAAAGTGTTTCAAATACTGCAGAAGCAGAAGTCTATGTTGGAAACGTTAGACAAGATCCATTTTCAGCTTACTCAATATCAGGTGGTACCACTCTAGCATTTACAGAAGCTCCACCATCAGGCACAGCAAACATCTATGTAGTGTTCCAAGGTAAATCTACAGGTAGCATTAACCCTGGAGAAAACAGTATTCAAGCAGGAATGATTTCTGCAATCAATGGTGGATATAAAAACCTAGCAACAGTTTCAGAAACAATTACAGTTCCTGCAACGGACAACATGATGTTATGTGGTCCAGTATCATTTACAGCAACAGTAACAGTACAAGGAACATTAACGGTAGTATAATATGGCAACATTATTTGTAGATAAAATAGACCCACAATCAGGAACTAGTTTAGAGATAGGTAGCTCTGGGGATACTATTACTACTGCAACGGGAGCTAAACCAAGTTTTTTATATCCAGCTTTTGAAGCATTTTTAAGTTCTAATCAAACTGTAACGGATAATACCACTACAAAAATACAATTTAATTCTGAAGTTTTTGATACCGATAATTGTTATGATAATTCTACTAACTATAGATTTACCCCAACAGTAGCAGGAAAGTATTTTGTTTATGCAGTTTTAGGTTCAGATACAATTGCAGGTGCTAATTTAGATCAGTTAAATTTATTTATATACAAAAATGGGTCAGAGATTAGTCAATCAAAAATTGATGCTAGAGGAAATACTTTAGGTTCTTTTTGTACTGTTAACGCAACTCTAACTGTAGATATGAATGGATCATCAGATTATTTAGAGGGTTTTGGACAAATAGATGACACAAGTGGTAACCCAGATTTTTTTGGAACTACACCAAGTAGAAAAACATTATTTGGAGCATACAGGATAGGATCATAATGGGAACAATTAAAACAACAAATATAGAACCAATCGCTGACAACGGCACAGTAACCCTGGGTAGTTCTGGAGATACGTTTACTCTAGGTTCAGGTGTTGTGCAAAGTAATTTAAACTATCCTGCTTTTGAAACGTATTTGTCAGCTAATCAAAATATTTCAAATACTACTATAACTAAAATGCAATTTAACACAGAGAGATTTGACACAGACTCTGTTTATGATAATTCTACAAATTATCGATTTACAGTTCCTAGTGGAAAAGCTGGTAAATATTTTATATATGCAAGAGGTACTCAACAAACACAGAGTGGTAGTTTTTATAAACTATTTCAATCAAAAATTTATATTTATAAAAATGGAAGTGACTATAAAAATCAAGGAAATTATAATAACAATTCATCCCAACCAATAAATCAAACAGTAGGAATATCAGCAACAATAGATTTATCTGTTGGAGATTACATAGAAATTTTTGGTTTTACGGAAAGTGGAGATAGCACTGGTGGTATATTTGTTGCTAATTCATACTTCGGTGCATACAGGATAGGATCATAATTATGGCATCAATTATAAAAGCAAATCAACTACAGGACTTTGGCGGTAACAGCATTATCGGATCTGATGGTGCGGGTAATCTTACTACGCAGAAGACTAACTATCCTGCTTTTTCTGCTAAATTAAGTGCAAATCAAACTCTTTCAAATGATACTTGGACTAAAGGAAATTTTGACACTGAAATATTTGATAGTAATGGAAAATTTGATTCTACAACTAACTATCGTTTTAATCCAGGAGTAGCTGGTTATTATAGAGTTTCAGCACATGGATATTTACAGTGTACTGATACAAATTTTGGAAATGTAGCTATTTATAAAAATGGAAGTTCTTATGCTTTTACAGCAAATGGTTATCCATTTAGTAATTATCAAACACAACAAATAGAAGTCGTTATGTATTTAGATGCAGACGATTATGTGGAAGCATTTTTCAAACAAAGTGCAGGAAGTAGTAAAGTTTTACTTGGAGAAAATGGAACTGAAAGTAACTTTGCAGCTGAAAGGATAGGAAGTTAATTATGGCATTAAGTAAAATAGATGGAAAAAATTTAATTACAGGTCTACCCGCTGGTAGTGTTTTGCAAGTTGTTCAAGCAATTAAAACAGATACTACAAGTAGTTCAAGCCAAAGCATGGTAGATATATCTAATTTATCTGTAAACATAACTCCATCTTCATCATCAAATAAAATATTAGTAACAGCTAGTTTTTGTTGGTCAGCAGATATAAATGCTTCTCCAAAATTTCAATTATCTGGTGGAAATACATCTACATATGTAGGAGCCGCTGCTGGTAATAGACATAGAGTTGCTTATTTTGCAGCAGATGATTATTTTAATGGTGCAACAAATGCTGGTCAAGAAACTGCATTTATGGGGTTTTTAAATTACCTAGATAGTCCAGCAAGTACTAGTCAACAGACGTATAAATTACAAGGCGAAACAGATGGCAATGGTTCTTTTTATATAAATAGAACTCAAGCAGATGTTGATAGTGCTTCTGAAGGTGGAAGAAGTGCAAGTAGCATAATTGTTATGGAGGTATCTGGATAATGATTGAAAAAGCAATTAAAAAAATAAATCTAAATGCAGAATTTTCTGTAAATGCAGATGACATTAACCAAATAACTTGGCACAATGGAACAACACCTATACCAGTAGCTGACATAGAAGCACAGTTCCCAGCTGTAGAATTAGACAACACTATGCAAAATTTAAGATCAAAAAGAAATCAATTACTACAAGACACAGACTTTCATGCATTGTCTGACAATACAATGTCAGCAGATATGACTACTTACAGACAGGAATTGAGAGATATAACAGAAGGAATTACGACAGTAGAACAAGCAAATGCTGTTGTATTTCCAATCAAACCATAATATAAGATAACAAAGGAGACAAAAACTATGGCATCACTATCAAGCAAAGTCAAAACTTACTGCGCTAACAACGGCGTAGCAAATGTAGACTTTATGACTGACGTTTTGCTTCAGGACGACTCAAACGGTCAGGGCCCTTACATCAAGACATGGAATGTGTCAGGTGTAGCGAAACCGACTGATGAGCAACTGAACGCTGTAGATTCTGCTGCAGATCTCGAAGAGAGACAAAATGCAGTAAGAGCTACAAGAAAAAACGCCTACGGTGATCTAGGTTCACAGCTCGACATGCAGTACCACGACAATGTTAATGGTACTACTACATGGAAAGACCATGTAGAAGCTGTCAAGACTGCAAACCCGATCCCAACTGAATAAGGAGAATAACAATTGGCTTACGTTGGAAAAGCTCCTCAAACAGGAGCGTATCAAATACTGGATGACATATCAGGGTCATTCACTGGATCAACACCAGGACCGTTTAACTTAACGGTTAACGGCACAGCTGTGTCTCCTGGAAACGAAGCTAATTGTATAATCTCTATTTCAGGAGTTGTCCAAGAGCCGCAATCCGCATTTACAATATCTGGAAGTCAGATTACTTTCACATCAAATCCTGCAAGTTCAGATACTTTTTTCGGAACAGTATTAGGTGATGTATTTGATATTGGAACTCCAACAGATTCAACAGTCAGTGCAGGTTCTTTAAGTTCAACTTTTTTTGTAAAGAACAATCAAACTTGGACAAATATTAATATGACAGGTTCAAACAATGGAGCATTAGTTGGACCCGTTACAGTTTCAGGCACAATAACGATTCCATCAGGGAGTACATTCGTAATTTTATAATGAGTAAGTTAGAAACAAATACAATTGATACAGTATCAGGAACAGCTAATTTAACTATTGGTTCTACAAACTCCTCTACAGTTACATTTGAAAGTGGAGCTGCTACTGGACATATGAGTCCAGCTTGGAGTGCTAAAAGAGGTTCAGCTCAAACAGGTGTTGCAAATAGTTCTGCTGTAACAGTAGTTTGTGATACTGAAGAACTTGATACGGATAATGCTTATAGTACATCTACTGGAGAATTTACAGTTCCATCAGGAAAAGCTGGTAAGTATATGGTAGGTGCTTCTTTTAGATCAAATGCTTCTGGTTCAGCAACTAGACTTGCTTGTTTTTTAACTGTTGGAGGAACTATAATAAGACAGACTAATTTCAATCAAAATAGTAGTGGTGAAGGTTCTAGCACCATTCATGCAGTTTTAGATTTATCTGCTGGTAATGTAGTAGCATTTAAAATGTTTCAAGATAGTGGAAGTTCTGTCAACTTAGAGGCAGATGGAAAAACATATTTTTATGGATACAGGATAGGAGCATAATGGCAGACGGAACATTAAAAGTAGGAACAATAACAACTAGCTCTGGATCAGGGACGATTACACTTGGTCAATCTGGGGAGACAATTACATTAGGAACGGGTGCTACTCAATCTGGTTTTAGTGGATTGGTAGAATTATATAATGCATCAGCTACAAATGTTTCTGAAGTTGTAATTTCTAGTACATATATTACATCTACTTATGATTGGTATAAAATTTTTATTACAGGAAAACCAGCAACAGATAGTGTTCAATTAAAAGCTAGATTTCAAAATAATGGATCAGATGTAACAAGTAATTATGATTTTGGAGCATCAGAAATTGGTTTAAGTGATGATGGTTCATCAACAGGACAAGATAATATTACATTAAACAGACAAACTGTAATGGGTAATGCTGCTAACGAAGGTTTTACAGCTTGTATAGATTTTACAAATCCTCAAATAAATACAATTCCAACAAGATTAAATGGAACTATATCTTTTGCAAATGCATCTGATGCTAATAGAGCAACCAATTTTACTGGAAGAAGAAATGATGCAACAGAAACACATAATGGTATTAGATTTTTTTTCACAAGTGGAAATTTCGCACAAGTAACAATTAATGTTTTGGGAGTTAAAAAATCATAATGAAAAAATTATTAGATAATAAATTAATTGATTTAACAGCAAATGAAATTACTACAAGACAGGCTGAAGAAGAACAAGCAGTCATAGATAAACAAACTAGAGAAGATGCTGAACAAGCAACAATAGATAAGAAAACATCTGGTAAACAAAAATTAAAAGATTTAGGATTAACTGATGCTGAAATAAAAGCATTAATAGGAGCATAATATGAGTAGTATTTTAAAAGTAGACCAAC